ACAAAATGTTAGCACAACCACAGTTGCAGAAGATAAGGATCCTAGGGTTATTTACCAACCTACGAAGTATTTTGCTATACGTCTTGGGATGGAATTGGTTCCATTTGCTGATGGTATGAAAGGTTCTTGGAAAAACTCAACACCTATCTGTTTTTCTAGTGGGCTTAACGCATTAGAAATTGGCGGTTTCTTAAAACACTCTCCTTCATATTGGACGGGCAAATTTTATGTAGAAATTGACATTAGACGTTTTGATCTTTCAGTAAATAAATACTTATTAGAGGTAGAAGAAATGTTTTTAAAACATTTTAACTTTTCTGATGAGTTTTTTAAATTACTAAAAGAACAACGTTTGACTCGAGGACATACAAAAGATGGGTCTAAGTTCTATACTGAAGGTACCAGAAAATCAGGCGATCCCAACACCACTGTTGGGAATACTATTCTAAGCGCCATCGTTGTTGTCTACGTTTTGTTAAAATGTGATCTTCATTTAGGTGATGATTACAGATTAGCATTGCAAGGTGATGATGTATTTGGCGAGTTTAATATGGCAAGTTTCTGGGTTTTTGATCAAAGGGTTGATCGCATTAAGAGCGGCTACAAAAAATTTGGATGGGATCCAAAACTTTATTACTCAAAAGTATTAGCAAACCACACATTTTTAAGTGGTCTTTTTTGGCCTGTATTGGTCTTATTAAAAGGCTGCTCAGAACCTACTTTGTTAAACATCTTAGCTCCTAAACTTGGACGGTTACTGGCTCGCACGGGTTGGTCGCAATCCATGAACAAGGATTATTGTCGAGATGATTATCGAATGGGTTTAGCTAGAGACGTTGGTATTTGCTTATCTTTTTATTCTTTTATACCACTTTTGCAATTACATTTAGATTTTTTACAGAGAGTCTTAAAAATAAATTTTTTAGATTATGAGCACCCTTTGGAGAAAGTTGACATGGATATGCATAAGATACCTACAGCAGTTGATAGAGCTTCCCTCAAGCCAAGCCTTGAAACTAACTTCTTTTTTGAACAGAGGTACGGCGTATCTCCAGACCAATTAGTTGAAAGTGCCAAGGAGTTTTACGATAACATTCAAGAAATACCTTACTTAGGATCATGTCCTCAGTGGATGTATAGATTGATCAAGGTCGACCTTGAGTTGGATTTGGATCCAACTACAGGGGAATACTAAATTTATAGTTACGGGACTTGCTTGAATAAAACCAAGCAGGAAAATTCATAATGAAACAATCAAAAATGAAAATTCCTCCAAAACAAC